GCTCATTCTCTACTCCAAAGACCTGCAATGCTCCCGTAGCTGCTTGGAATGCCCCTTGCACCCCTTGACCTAAGTTGACGAATGCGTTGAGTTTAGCTTCGGGGTTGAGAGCCTTCAACACCCCATTCATATCATCGATCTCATCCTTTAAAAGTGCTGCGGACTTGGCTGCGTTACGAGCCTGAACCGATGTAGCACCAAACTCACGAGATAACTTCACCGCTTCATTCTTTGCATCCGCAAATTGAGCCTTTAAGGACTTACCACTATTAACAGTACTACTAATCTCTTTATTTAAAGTCTTGGCATCTATACCCGCCTCCTTCAAAGCATCTGCCACACCTTCGGCAAAGCCCTCCATCATCTGAAACTTCTTAGCATCCTCCTCCGATAGCTTACCTATCTTTTGAAGTTCAGCAACAGAGTCCTTTAACCCCGTTGTATCAGAGGTGAATTTGATGAGTATGTTTTCCGTTGCCATGATTTATTCCCAAGAATAGTCGAATTGATATACGTGTGCTACTACACCCGATGTAGGTACTGTTCCAGTCTTATTGATGATTAATGCAATCCTTTCGCTAGGATTAACGTAAATAGGATTATCGAATCTAATATAACCTGCCCCTTGACTCACTAAGGTAGTAACCGCCTGCGCTGCCGTTATGATCTGAGTAAAGTCAGGTAGCATAATCCTTCTTGGTGCTTTTGTGGTAGCAGTAGCCATTGAAGCCGATTCAGTCGTAGCCATTGAGTCTGCCGTATGTCCAAAGGCTATGTAATACTCATTGGTGATTGCAGTACCTACAATGACAGTAGAGATATGTGATCTTAATTGTATTCCCGTAACCTTTAACCTGCGACCTTGAACAAGAGCCGACCCAGCAGGTACGGTGAAACTTGCCAATATCCCATCTACGTTAGCTGCTAATCCTCCCGTTAATGTTTCATAGGCACGACCTCCTAAGCTATTAGGTAAGTTGGCTGCTAAAGAAGTATTCAATGGTACGGCTGCGGTTGGCTTTACAAGTGTTCCCGATGTTACCGTACCTGCAATGAGTTGACCCATCGTACCACCCGATAATCCTTGATACGAGCCAAATACTCTATTGCCTATCGTTCCCAACGAATCAGCATATTGAAGACCACGAAGGTGAACTCTGTAATCAGTAAAGATAGCTTGAAGAACACCTCCTGCTGCGCCTCCAACAATAGCGTGCCTAAATGAATAGGGCAAGGCTTGTGACTTACACGCAAAGTTCGTTCCTGTGGGGTTAGGTATCTCTCCTACCTTGTAGTTGTTTACCCAAAATGTAGTAGATACATTACTTGTTTGAATCAAGTATCTATTGACTGCATTATTAGTGTAAAGGAAAGGGTCTGCTCCTTGATTAATTGTAAGGGCTACCGTTGTTTCCGTACCATTGCTATTGATGACTCCAAACATACCCGAAGAATTTACCCTAAAGTAAATACCATCTAAAGGAGCGAAGGCGGTTGTAGCCCCTCTTTGAAATAATCCAAAGTCAATAATAACATTAGCTACGGGTTGAGCGGTGAAACTAACAGAAGTTTCACAAACTATGTTCTGCGTTCCACCAATAGGGAACATGGCAAATGTTCCAAAGTTTAACCCAGTAGTTGTAGTAGTTATACTTGATGAGTTGGTGGTGATTCCACTTGCTGTGATGGTCGCTGCTAGTGTAGTAAAGGTAAAGGTATGCTTACCCGTATTCTGAGCCGTATAGTTAAAGAGTTCTTGATCCACGACATTATCATGGGCTACACGAAGTCTAAAGTCTTTATCTACTTCGGGAGATAGCATCTCACGTACTCCTGTCAGCGTACCATCATCAACCTCAGAAAACATAGCCTCTGCATTAAGTGATCCACCTCCACGCTCTGTTCCATCTGCCGTAAAGCCGGGTGCTACTACTTGAAGATTATTGTCTGTGTCAACACTTGCAGTTCCTACCGCTGCTGACCCTGTTTCAATTATTGCCATGTGTATAATATTTTTCGCTTACCTCGAATGCGTCCCGAAGCATAAGCCGTTAATGTGAATGTTCCTGTGTTTGGTTTTGCCGAGAAGTTTATTGAATCCCACTCGTAGTCATCTCCCACTCGTGATGTAGCTACGTTACCCGAAGGCGATACGCTAACGAGTGAGGCAGGTAATACACCCGCTTGAGTAATGGTGAACTTCTTACCTTGTACGGGTAATGAACCGAAGTCTATCTCTGTTTCCGTTAGGGTTAATCCTCCACCTCCACCTGCATAACTATCGATCAGCAAATCGACCGCCACCTTCAATGCTACGGCTGAGGCTGCTATCGGGTTGGTTGAATCGGTATAGAGTAACTGATATTGTTGTTGTAGCTTTCCCGTTTCAAAGTCATGCGCCATGAAGATAAAATAATCGCCATTGACAGAAGTGGTGCAATAGACCTTTTTGTAAAGTATCTCATTGCCACTCTCTGTCACCTTAATGATGGTGCTTGAAAGGGATTCAAAGGTATAGGACATTTATTTTATGGAGTTATAGCACCTACCGCCTCTGCTACTGCAATCACCAACTCATGTGCCGATGGTTGTGATCCACCATTATAGAGGTAGGTGGAATAAATTCCATTGCTTATATCGAGATTATGTTGTATGCCAAAATGTAGGCTAGCGTAGTTTGTCGATACCGAGTCTGCGACTGCTAAAAATTCATATACTGAGAAATAATAGAATCTTGTTGCTACTGGTACACCATTATCTGTTATCGATACTTGAATTGATGCTATTCCAAATGATCCGAATTTTAACGTTGGTTCTAAGATGTTAATTGTTTGTCCCATGATTTTAGTTTATTTAAGATTTATTTTTCTGATTTTTCTGTGTGTTCTAGTAGTAATAAGTATTCCCATATTGTTAGTCTTGAGCAGTCCACTCCGAACCTTTGATTCACTAACACCCGTTGAAGGAATCCATTCTCATTGGTCATTGCGATTTTAGACGCTGGATGTTCTGTAACTGATAGTCTGCGACCTTCTGAACCGCCTCTAAATAACTCGGCAAATCGTCCTTTGATAGCTTGGGCAATGGCAGCATATCCCCTAGCTGCTCTAATATAAAAAAATCATCAACCTTCGATCCCTCCTCTGACCATCTTGCCATCTTGATTTTGTTATACTCAGGGTCGTAAACGTAGGGGCTTTCATTCTCATCAAAGTATCGCACCGATGCGAACTTTAGATAGATGTCCTTCGTAGCGATGGGAAAGGTAACCCTCTCCTTTAGCATATTGACGATGTTAGCAAGGTTGGTGATGTTAATCTCTTTCGGGTTGTTAATGGTCTTCTCAAAGGCTAGGATGAAGTCAAGCAAGTCCTCTTTCTTGAGCCTCATATCCCACTCCTCATACACTTGAAGGGCGAGGAGTCCACGATTGGAGAACGTATTGAAGATGTCCTTTATCTCGTAATACTGAACCCCTTGATCTATGAAGGCGGGTACTATCACATGACCTTCTTCTAAGTTCCATACCTTCGGTTTCTTTGCAAACCACTTACTAATTAGTTTCTTAATTCTTTTCATATTAGATTATTCTTTTCCATGTATTGAGTCACTTCTACTTCGATTGAATGTGGATCATTGCCATACCTTACAAGTAGTCCTGACCTTAGTAGCTTCCATGCACCTGTTGACCATTTCTTCAACTCCAATCTCTTCTCGGCTACCCACCTCTCAGGCTTGCCAACACAAGCACACTTACCCGCATAACTAAATCCCAATTCCTTTAATGTCATTCTTCAATGATCTGTTTACTTAGCCATGTCGATAATGATGACAGGGCAGGGATATAGATGATGTATAGAATCGCACTTTGATAGCAAGGCTCATAAGTCATCCAAAAGGGAATGATGGAATGGATCGATGCCATACACGTAGGACAATTGAATAGGGGCTTAGTTAGATCGTAATGGACTTTCTTTTCAATCCACAATCCAAGCCTACGAAAGATCATACCCTCTCCAAAGGAAAGGTAAATGCCAATGATAGCAAGGGCATTGATGACCATTAATAGTAGAATATCTATCATACTATGGTAGTGGTGTTAGTAACGTTTAACTCAAGACATGAATAGTTCACGTATCCATAAGTAAGTATAACGGGATCACCCTTCTCATCAAGTATCGTTATTGATAGCGGTGAATTGAATGGTGTGAATACTCCTGTTGGGTAGTTAGCCGTTGTGATCTCGATGATGCCGTATTGATCTGATGTCGCTACGTAGTCGTATGTCTTATTGCTCACGTTATCTTTTATCTTAATGGTGTACTCGGTATCGGCTTCTAAGCCTTCAATGTCGAATGTGGAGGCGCAAAACTCTATCTCAAGTGGATAGCACGATAGACAGTCGGTTGCATCGTCAGGGTTTACTGATGGAGGACATGGGGTGCAACTTCCTGTGGCTTCGCATTGTTCTGTTGAGAAAAAGCTAGTAGAAACTATATCACCGCTAACAAAGCCCGAAATATAAAGGGCAACAGGGTTTCCTAAAATGTTTGAAGTTATTAAGTCGGGATCAGTTGCAGGATCAGCAGTTAATCCAGTCCATGAAATAGTATAAATGTCGTAGGTCGCATCGGCTGAAATTACCCATGAAAATGTGCCACCGTAGTAGCCTTCTAAAAGAGCCTTTTCATTGTTTAAAACATCTATAATTGAAGCAAATCCGCTTGATCCTCCTGCTTGAAACTCCCATAAATCAGTTCGATCAAGACCTAAAACTGTGTACGCTTGCGGAACTCTTAAAATAGCTGAATAAGATAAAGCCATGACGATTGAATAATTAAATTAAATCGGTATCATCGTATGCTTATCAGCCGTTACAAATATAACAAACTTTAAAAGAACTTTACAAAATCTTCTCTAAATGTTTGACAAAGATAACGCCACGTATCCATATAATCAGCGTTTCGGGTTTCATCCTTACGGTCTTTTAGTATCTTCATCTTCTCCTCCACATACACCACCTTCACATGATTGAGGTCAAAGATTAACCCCTTGCATGATGGATCGATACTAACATTGCCATTTTGAAGTACACTATTGACAAGCACGTAGCTATCAGCGTGAGAGAAATTAACCCTATGTTGTTTCATCTGAGCATTACCTAATCCTAAAATGCTTTTGATGACGCTATAATAATTGATATTACCTTGAGTGAGTGCTGACCTCGCTGCCCCAGTACTATCTCCCGTTACTAAGAAAAGCGAACTAACAGGCATATCGGCTTTGATCTGATAGCATAGCGTGTAGATGTCACTATCCGATATTCCCCACTCCTTAAAGCATTCTATCCTATCCCCGTAATCATGGTAAGCCGTACACGTGATGGGGTTGCAGTTAAAGTCAAAGGATAGTATGACCTCTAAATGCGGGTTATAACTACATGGCTTTACGTGTTTGGCTTCATCAAAGGCATAGGCGAACCTATTCTTAGTATCAAAGGCTGACCAATCGCCAATGATATGCCTGCGATACGTCATCTGATCGAGCCTTGTTAGGTTCTTCATGTACTGCTCGTCATTGGCTAGGATGGGATTATCTAAGATGGTAGCAGGAAGGTAAAACCAATCATCGGGTAGTTCGTTATTGATGTAAGCCTCGTAGATTCTTTTCTTCACCCAGTTCTGAGTAGGGTTAACCGTTGCTAAGATGATAGGCTTGGGCATTGGGTCAATCCTCCATCTTCCTGCTCTGATAAGGCAAATGTCTAATAGCCCCTCTTGAAGTTCTTCTATCTGCTCAAGTAAAAAGCCGTTAACCTCAAGCCCCTTAAACCTATCAAAGTCCTTATCGTTCTGATAATCCTCAGCCATGAAGATGATACGACTGCCATTGGTGAAGGTGGCGGTCATCTCCTGATGGTTGAAGGCTTCTAAAAAGTTAGATGGGCAAACCTTTCGGAATGTTTCAAGGGCGGTCTTTTTCATGGTAGGAATACTATCACGAATGATAACCCATTTACTCTTTGGGTAAATCTTACAAAGGATGATTAAGTAGGTAATAGCAACGTAGGACTTTCCGCCTCCCATCGCACCGCCATAAACTAAAACAGTATAATTTTCTGAATCGCAAGCCTGTATAAATTCCTCTTGCTTTGGGTAGGGTTTAAAAAGTAATTGTTCTGCCACCAATCATATAGCTTTGAGTAACGGTACTATCTACTTTGGCATTAATGAACTGATCGGGCTTACCATAAAGGTATTCCATGAACATCTTAACAAAAGGGGCTTCTCCTTGTTTGGCTTTTCTAATGACAACCTCTAAGATGCCATCCTCATAAGGGGATAGCTTCTCCACAAGGGATTTTCTTTCTTCCTTGCGCTTTCTTCCTGAGCCTTCTCTTTTTCCGCCTTTAGGCATTTGATTTATTTTCTGATAAATAGTTTTCGTAGTAACTGATTGACACCGCTTTAATTGTAACTAAATCAATCATACCGTAAGCATAAAATAGGTTCTTCATGTAATGTTTAAATAGGTCTTCCTTATTTAAATCATTGTAAAAACCACTCATCGCAACCGCCAAAGAGTTGTAGATACTTTCCGATGTAATCACATCAAATACCTTTAATGCGAATGGATGGGTATTGTTTTTAACGTGCCACTTTCTTAATTCAGCATCTTTTTTTCTGAGGTCTATCGTATTTATTTCAAAGATATACCTTTCTGTTTCACTTCTCCAAATTGGTAGTATTTCTACTATTGGTTGTGGCAATGGATAGTAAAAGAGTTCAAACTCTTCTATGAATGATTTTCTCTTTTGAAAATTCAATCCAACTACACCCCCTCCACCTTTTATAAGGTTGTAAGACTTATGGTCATTGGCATTGGCTAAATCCTTTTCTGCTTGGAGAGCCTCTTCTCTTGTATCGTAATACTCAATCACCCCTTTTGTAAAATTCTCTTTACCATGCTTTCTAATCGCAGCCTTTAAGGCACTTCCACTACCAAAATAATTATCTTCATTACCTTTAATAGTATGCACACCAATATAATACATACCATTAAGATTATTAATTATCTTGTAGGTATAATGTTGTTTGCATTGGTCTGATTTCATAATTTACATCTTCTTTTTGCCTTTTTGGTATTACAAAACCTATTAATCCTGAAATTATCTTTAACCTTTCATCAGGGCTTATACTATCAAGATCGGATTTCATTTGTTCTAAAGAATACTGGCTTAATAATTGGGCTATTTTTGATCTTATGGGTGCAGTGTTTTTATTTGATGTACCCTTTTTTCTACCCCCTAATTTGGGTGATCCTTTTGGTCTTGCCATATTAGTATCATTTCCTACTCCTTCACCCAATAAATAGGTGTACTATTTTTAATTGTTTTAATGGTTGGGTTAATCCCTCTCTCTTCCCAAAACTCCCTAACCGCAACCTCAACCCCTTTCAATGCCCAGTCATCAATGATGATGAAACCTCCTACACTTATCTTATCGTAGAGTTGTCTAAGCACAAAGATAGTAGGATCGTACACATCCATATCAAGTCTAAGCACCGCAATCTTATCAGGTTGCATCGAATCCATTGTGTTCTGAACCCACCCTTCTATTAGCTTATACCTTACCTTTTGAGCAAGTCCCCATCTAGATAGGTTGTTATTAACCTCTTCTTTTGGATGAACCGTAATGCCTGATGACTTTAGCAGTTCACATAAAGGCACGTTAGTATTATGAGTAATCGCTCCTATGCCCGCCTGCTCCGTATCTTTTGATCCTGCTAACTGAATGCCTTCAAAGGAATCATAGCCCCAAAAGGTCTTAGATGTCGATGGGTTGGCACTAAGGCATCCAAGCATCATAAAGGCAAAGTTCCCTCCTCCTGCTATCCCACACTCGACTATATCACCTTCGATGTTATGCCACTCGGACTCATAGCCTAGCTGATAGCTATTCGCCTGCGTTTCTTTTGTAGAGTAGCAGGCGTGGGTGATTAGTGGGTATTGGTCAATAGGATGGTTCATTTCTTCCTAAATGCTTTAATGTAAATATACACATTATAGATCAATATCCATGAGATAAGTAGGGTGAAGGGTAAAGTTACTACCCACCAATCCCAATTGATTAATTCATTTACCTTAGCAATTGACCATATCAATCCTATTAAGGTCATTATGTAAATACTTATTTTATCTCCCATTACATTCCTTGTGCTAGTATTATTGCTTCCTTATCCGTTACATCGAAGTTAAGTAATCCTTTGCAGGGTGTTGCATCGAGTCCCATCTTTGCCACTATTAGACTAAGTATGGACTGGTCATGTCGTGATCCTAAGCACCTCGCATCTTGCGACTCTGTTCCGTTATCGTTATTCCATGACCCTTTGAATAGATCGACATTTAATAGCCACTCATCAAAGATAGCTTTTCCAACTTGACTTGACATATCCAATCCCACAATCCCACCAATGCAATGCTTTTGGGTGGTTGCCTCATCCCTAGTAAATCCAAAGGCTTCTAACTGCCTATCGTTACACCATTGAGCATTTGACCATCCACCATCGAAGATAAGATACCCATGCTTTTTGATGTGATCGAATATAGGCGTTGGATCGTGTTGAAGCCAGCAGGAGGAGTCGAGCCATAGGACTATGGGCGTATCATTAGACGCTATCTGCATCATGTATAACTTAAAGGCGTAGGGCAGTTGGGCGTGGGTCGGTACGGATGATGGGTAATGCACGTATAACTTATGCGGTGCTTTCATCTTCTCGCACGAAGCCTTTAGCCTTGCGATGCCTTGCGGATACCATGCACCCACTCCGAGTGATACTATTGTGTTCATCTTCTTTTTTATTTATCAGACCCCTCTGAATATTTCCAATGTACGTGTACGGCAAATGCAGACAATACTCCTGCGATAGCAGTTGCTACCCACCAATTTCTACTTTTGCGTACAGAGGCGTGTTTTTTAGCTGCTGCTACTTGTTGGTAAAGATTTTCACTAGACATACTATCATTGTAGCTGCGCTCCTTTAAAAGTTCACTTCGCATATAATTAGTGTTTCTATCTTTAGCATCCAATACTTCAGATTGGTTCTTTAAGTCAGCACGTAGGGTGATAACTTCAATGCGGATTGAATCACACTCTTGAAGATCATCCAACATATATTTCATTAGATACTTTGGAGTGTATACCAAAGAATCTTTACTTGTTTTCGTAGCGGTTTGTGAGAATGCTGTTGTAATACTGAGAAGTGTAATTAGAAATAGGAGTGATTTTTTCA